AATGAGGAGGGCAAGTTAACAGGCTTGCCATTGAACCCTGAAGCAACGGCATTGTGGAGAGCAACGTTCGACAATGACAACTATATTACAGGTCGTAATGACTTTGTTGTTGGGCCGGCAATACTAATTAAGAAGCAAGCACTTAAGACTTGGGCTAGCTAATATCTACCCGGACAGCGCCTAACGGCGCTGTCATCGGGAGGGCCCACCCATATCGATAGAGGTACCAGGCTCCGGGACGAATTGGATCGAATCGGGAGGGCCCACCCCGGTTTTAAGGAAAAAGGGGTCCCAACTCTACCCTTTATTGCTTAATTTGGACTCTCATGGTAATACTTTTACAAATGGTTTCATATAATGATTGACGACATAAATTTTATAAAAAAATTACCAGTAGACGAACAAAAAGAATATTTAAAAGCTTATCTAAAAGCAGATCTCTTAGAAACTAAAAATAAAGTTAATTCTGACTTTATGGAATTTATAAAATATATTTGGCCAGAATTTATTAGTGGAGAACATCATAAAATTATTGCGCAAAAATTTAATGATATCGCTAGTGGTAAAATTAAGAGACTCATTGTAAATATGCCACCTAGACATACTAAATCTGAATTTGCATCTAACTACCTACCGGCTTGGATGATTGGAAAAAATCCAAAATTAAAAATAATTCAAGCTACTCACACAGCTGAACTTGCTATACGATTTGGTCGTAAAGCTAAGCATGTTATTGATTCTCCAGAATATCAACAAATTTTTGATACAACCCTTCAAGAAGATTCTAAAGCTGCAGGAAGATGGGAAACCTCACAAGGAGGTGAATACTTTGCAGTTGGGGTTGGAGGTGCCATGACGGGTCGTGGTGCTGATTTATTAATCATTGACGATCCACATAAAGAAAAAGATTTATCGAGTAAAGAATCTTTTGATAAAGCATATGAATGGTACACAGCTGGACCTAGACAAAGACTTCAGCCCGGAGGCCGGATCATTTTAGTTATGACACGTTGGTCTACAAGAGATCTAACGGGTACACTACTCAAGGCTCAGGGAGAAGTAAAAAGTGATCAATGGGACATTGTAGAATTTCCAGCTATCCTACCTAACAATAAACCTGTCTGGCCAGAGTACTGGAACCTAGATGAATTAGAAACTGTGAAAGCTTCTATTAGTGTTGGTAAGTGGAATGCTCAATATATGCAAACTCCAACAGCTGAAGAAGGAGCTCTTATTAAAAGGGACTGGTGGAGAGATTGGAAGCATGAACAACCTCCTAAATGTGATTTTATTATTCAAAGCTATGATACAGCTTTCTTGAAAAAGGAATCTGCCGACTATTCAGCTATTACTACCTGGGGCGTATTTAATACAGAGGATAGTGGTCAAAATGCAATTTTACTAGATGCATTTAAAGGTCGATATGAATTTCCAGAATTAAGACGCTTAGCCCATGAAGAATATCTACATCATCGTCCTGATATTGTTTTAATCGAGGCCAAGGCATCAGGAATCCCTCTAACTCACGAACTTAGAAATATGGGAATCCCAGTTATTAACTTTACGCCGTCAAAAGGAAATGATAAACATGTTAGAGTAAATTCTATTTCTCCGCTTTTTGAAGCTGGGAAGATTTGGGCCCCGATGCATGAACATTTTGCCCAGGAAGTAGTGGAAGAGTGCGCATCCTTCCCGCATGGCGATCATGACGACTATGTTGATAGTACTACCCAAGCAATCATGCGTTTAAGAGGGGGAATGTTTATAACTCACCCTCAAGATTATAGGGATGAAAAAATTGAGAGGACGAAGATAAAGTATTATGGCTAGAAAATTTATATTACAGAATTTAATAAAATTGGCTCAAAGTATTGGAGCCAATCAAAGTAAGTTTACTGGAACTCGATCTAATATTAGTTTTTTAGGAAAAGGTCCTACTAAGAATCCTTTGTTCCAGGGCCCGGTAGCAGGGATCGAGAAAGAAGCTGCTACAGGCGCAGCGAGTGGTAGAGCAATCAGCGCTATTGAAGATGCTATGGGTTATGCAACCGAAGGTAAATTAAACGATATTCAACTTAAAGCTTTAACACTGAATATGGAAAAACTTAACAAAGCTTTATATCCAGTAATGCCGACTCAGGCTCCAGGGATCACTGGTTCTAGCAAAGCTTTTATGGGTTGGACACCTAAAGTAGTTCCAAAAAAATGGAATCCAACTTCTTCAAAAGTTAATCATCAAATGATTGCTGACCATTACGGTATTGATGTGGAATTAATTAAAGGTAAAAATTGGGAAGAAGTTTTAGAAGTTATAAGAAACTTAGGTTATGCTGATGGCGGCTTAGCTGATGTGATGCAGACACCAAGAAGAGGACGAGTAATTCATCCAGGTGGTTATGCAGGATCAAAACGACAAGCCTTTATAGATCTTGCTAGAAGAGGTGGAAGTCGACAAGACTTTATCGATTTAGCTCTTTCTTTTAAAGAAAGTCCTGTTATGGGTATAAGTATACATGACATGTTAATGAGTGGAGCTTTACCAAGTGAACTTAAGAATGGCGGTCTCGCAGGGATATTGGCGGTATAATGATTAAAAAACCTCTTAAACCTATATCGTTGGTTAAACAGTTCAGAAATGATGATCCAACAACTTATCTGACAAATGAGGATCAAATGAAAGGAATGTTGATCGAAACATTGGAAGGACAACCTTTAGCTGTCGATGAGGAAGTGGCAGCAGATGTAAATGAGCAACAAAACCTTAGTTAAAAATATGCCACACGTGAGGTGGGATGCTATTCCACCTTTAGAAGGGCCCAATCCACAAGGGTTGAATGTCCCTTTAAAACAAGTTAAAAGTGTGTTAAAATCGGAGAATATAAATGGCAGACAGAAACAGTATCGACAAGGCTCTACCGAACGTAGACCAAGAAATCGTAGCACCTGAAGAAATCGTTGTAACGGAAGAACAGAAAGAGACTGAAGTAGGTCCAGATGGTGCTGAAGTTATTATGGATGAAGAAGGTGGAGCGGAAGTTAATTTCGATCCAATGTCTGAACAACAAGTTACTCAAGATCATTTTGCTAATTTAGCAGAATTACTTCCAGACGAAGTCTTAGGACCAATCGGTTCAAATTTAAATGAAAATTATATGCAGTATAAAACTTCTCGTAAAGAGTGGGAAGATACTTATACTAAAGGTTTAGATTTATTAGGATTTAAATATGTAAATCCAACTCAACCGTTTCAAGGAGCAAGTGGTGCAACTCACCCAGTTCTTGCAGAAGCGGTAACACAATTTCAAGCGCAAGCTTATAAAGAATTACTTCCATCAATGGGTCCAGTTAGAACTCAGATTTTAGGAAGACCGAGTAGACAAAAAGAAGAACAGTCTAATCGTGTTAAAAATTTCATGAACTATCAACTCATGGATGTTATGAAAGAGTACGAACCAGAGTTCGATCAAATGCTCTTTTACTTACCGTTAGCAGGATCAGCTTTTAAAAAAGTTTATTACGATGAACTTTTAGGAAGAGCTGTATCTAAATTTATACAAGCTGACGATTTAATTGTCCCGTATACAGCTACCTCATTAGCTGATGCGGAGGCGGTTATACATGTCATTAAAATGTCAGAAAATGATTTAAGAAAACAACAAGTAAATGGTTTCTATAGAGATATAGAATTAAAACCAGGTTACGATCAAGAAACTGAAGTTGAAAAAAAAGAAAGATCTCTTGAAGGAATTAAAAAAACAAGAGATGAAGATGTTTTCACTCTTCTTGAGTGTCATGTTAATTTAGACATTGAAGGATTTGAAGACATGAGAGATGGAGAACCTACAGGAATTAAACTTCCTTACATTGTGACGATCGAAGAAGGATCAAGAGAAGTGTTGTCCATTAGAAGAAACTACAAACAAGATGACCAATTAAGAAACAAAATACAATATTTTGTTCATTTCAGATTTTTACCTGGAATGGGCTTTTATGGTTTTGGATTAATTCATATGATCGGCGGTTTATCAAGAACAGCAACGACTGCTCTCCGTCAATTATTAGATGCAGGAACTTTAAGTAATCTTCCCGCAGGTTTTAAACAACGTGGAATACGTGTAAGAGACGAAGCACAGGCTATTCAGCCCGGCGAATTTAGAGATGTAGATGCACCAGGTGGAAACATCAAGGACGCTTTTATGACTTTACCTTTCAAAGAACCATCACAGACTTTATTACAGTTGATGGGAACTGTTGTCCAAGCAGGACAGAGATTTGCCGCCATAGCTGACATGCAGGTCGGAGACGGCAACCAACAGGCCGCTGTTGGAACGACCATTGCTCTCTTAGAACGTGGTTCAAGAGTCATGTCAGCCATCCATAAAAGGTTGTTTGTGGCGCTTAAGCAAGAATTTAATTTATTAGCAAACGTATTTAAACAATACTTACCACCAGAGTATCCTTATGATGTAGTTGGTGCAGCAAGAAATGTAAAAGTTTCAGATTTTGATGACAAAGTAGATATTATTCCTGTTGCAGATCCAAATATTTTTTCTCAATCTCAAAGAATTTCTATGGCGCAAACAGAATTACAATTAGCAATGTCTAATCCACAGATGCATAATTTATATGAAGCATTTTATTCGATGTATAGTGCAATTGGAGTGAAAGAAATTGATAAAATTTTACCTCCTCCACCGCAACCAACTCCTTTAGACCCTGCAGTAGAGAATATTATGGCTTTATCTAACAAACCTTTCCAAGCTTTTAAAGGACAGAACCATCAAGCACACATAACTTCGCATTTAAATTTTATGGCAAGCAATTTAGCTCGAAATAACCCGATGATTTTAGGTGCTTTAGAAAAAAACTGCTTTGAACACATTTCTATGATGGCTCAAGAGCAAGTTGAAGTTGAATTTAGAGAAGAAATGATGCAATTACAGCAAATGCAACAAATGGCACAGCAAAATCCTCAAATGCAACAGAATCCACAGTTTCAACAACAAATAATGGAAATTTCTATGAAGGTTGAAGCTAGAAAAGCAGGTTTAATTGCTGAAATGATGCAAGAATTTAAAGATGAAGAGATGAAAATCATGGGTCAGTTCGGAAATGACCCAATTGCTAAATTAAAAGCAAGAGAACTAGATTTAAGAGCTATGGATAATGAGAAAAAGAGAGAACAAGACCAAGAAAAGATTAATTTAGATAAATCTAAGCAATTAATGGGTCAACAACAGTTTGACGAGAAACTAGAGCAGAATCAGGACTTGGCTGAGTTAAGATCAGAAACATCTTTAGTTAAACAGGCTATGTCTCAGGATGCTAAAATGAAACAAGATAGAATGAAACAAAGAGACGTTAAGATCTTGAAAGGTCCTAGAAGATAGTATAACAAGTAATAAGGAGAAAAATATGGCAAAAACAGAAGTAGGATATCCAGAAGGTGGCAAAAAATACAAAGTGCCAGCTGATAGTGTAGGACAAGATCCTAGAGCTAACATTGTAACTAATGACTTTACGCCTGGTCAAAAAATAGACAAAGGTACAAAAGTTAACGTTCAAGGTGAAGGCGCAGTATTGGCTTCTAAGAAAAGAAAAGCAACTTGGTATTAGTATGTGGTTATCGGCAATTAAATTAGCCGTTTCTGCTGGAAGTAAAATTTATGCTAACAAGCAGAAGGCAAAAA